GTTTGATAATCCATAATCATTCTTGCACAAGTACTCCATTCGCTAGTACTCAATGCTTCCATTTCTAACTTCCATGTTAACGGAAGTCCTGCATGTGATATGTAATTATATTCTCTAAATAAATCGGTTGGTGTCGTCATTTGTATTCCTTTTCTTTGTTAAGTTCTTCAAATATATTGTAAAGCCTTTGTGCAAATAATTCATGCACTGATGTATTAGGATGTCCGTTCTCTTTAAATAAATCATAGTCATATGGTTTATAACCTAAATCAAAATAATGTTTTACAAAACTAAACTTTAACAAATTAATACTATTAGTCTCGTTAAACTCAGCATAAAAATCTTTTAATGAATCTAAATCTGCATCCATACGATTTGTATCTTTTGTGTTGTCTGCAGCCCAAAAAATTATAAACTTATATCCTAAATTTTCACAAAGATTTTTTAGCAAACTTGCCTGGTATATTGTATTAACAGTTAACCCATCACTATGGTTGCATATTACCCATTCTTTCAAATAGTTTTGATAAAACTTTGGAACCTGTAAATAATCTCGTCGAGGATTTACAACAGGTCCAGACTTCCACCAATCTTTATTACTAATGCTTTGGAAACTTGCAAACTCTCCATCATCAAACTGATGCTTGTACCATTTTTCGATGTTATGGTCTTCAATCCATAGTTCTGTTCTAAAATTAAAAGTCAGTCCTAATATCACTTTGACATCAGTTATTTTTTGTTTCTTAAATTTTAATAGATCTCTTGTTGTTGTTCTAAATATTCTAGCATTACTGCTTCCAGAAATTCCTCTATGTATTAGTTTTTGCTTGTATATTTCACTAAGATAGTTTCCATAATTCTTTCCATTACTAAGTGAATAACTATCTCCATTTACATAAATCACAACCCTGCTTCTTTCATCATGTGCTTTACCCATTCAGTGTCTGCAAAATAATCTACAAACTTTCTTTTCCAATAGTCTGGATCAATGTACGGATAAATAATTTCTATTTGTTCAGCAGTAAGTTTATCTAATAATGTAACACCAGTTGTACTATTAAATATTACCCAACTGCTTATTCTTCCTGTGGTTATAGCATGAACAATAGTATTAGTATTTGCATATATAAAATAATGATTCCACACAGATTGATTATCCTCTGCCCAATCAATCATTGTATTCATGCTACGTTCTAATGCATCTTGTACTGATTCTTTTCTTAAATGTTCATACAAGAATGCTTGATAGAATTCGTCCTTACACCAATAGTCTAGTTTTTTATTTTCTTTAATTACATACTCAATAAACCCACGAGTATTAATTGCACGAATATTAACCATATGCTTGCCAAACTTAACAAAGGCATTATAGTATGGACTACTACAAAAATCTTCATATGTCTTAAACTTAGCACTGCCTTGGGTGAGTTCATAGAACCTGAGATAAGATTGCAGTCCTAATTGTACACCTGCTTCTTTCTCCTGCTGGGCTCTACGTTTTTGCTCACAACTGTGGGCTGCCAGTGTACTTTCTTTACGATAGCCTCTTCCACAGTATCGGCATTTAAATTCTTTATCTTCTGTTTTACGATTCATTACAGCATTGGTTATCACATTTTGCAAATCATCAGATTGTACCATCATAATTTGCCTTCATCGCCATGTAGTTTCATTATCTCTTTGATATCTTTATCTGTATACATTTCACACAACATATCTATTTCATCTGACTTTGCATTAGGATGCAAATCTAATATATATTTTTTACGTTTATTACTAGTGTTCTTGTCTTTCTTTTTATTTCCTAACCATTGATGAAATTGTGTTCCCATTCCCGGAGATACTGTACATAATAACTGCCAAACTAACTTCGGGTGCTTGGCTAATTCAAAGTATTGATTATTAACTCTTTGGTTAGTTGCCATTAGATAATAACTTGCTAGTTCACTGTTGCCTTTAACTAAACTAACATATCTATTTAATAAAAAAGGTGCTAACTGCTTGCGACCTTCTACATCTAGCCTATCATAAAATCCATAGTCTTTTTTATCTATTGCCGCTAGTATTGTGTTTAATGGAATTTTACTCATAGTATTATTTTAGCACCTAGTTTGTAAAAGTCAATCATATATATACGTACTCGGAACCAAGGAGCCATACAAAAAGTTTCTTCAGGTAACATTAAATACCTTTCTTATCATATTATTTTCATAATTGAACTAAATTTGTAATTATTTAAAACCAACAAAGACATCTTTTCGTGTTTCTCAATTGGTAAGTTTTCTATTTGTTCTAATGTTAAATTATTATCATAATTATTAATATATTCAGAACTAGGAATGTTATTTTTATTTATATTATACCAGTCTTTGTTAAATGTTTTACTACCTGTAGTTACCCAATCATCTAAACAAATCTTATCAGTATTTTGTTTGAGCATAGTTTTATTATGTATATTGTTATCATAAATTATTGAATATAGAACATACGTAGCATACAATTCCTTATTATTCTTATGTAACATATTTGCTACTTTGTTACATTTGTACAGATTATCAATAATAGATGTTTTTTTGATACAACTAATTGCAACAAACGGCAAAAACTTATTTGTGCATATTATGTCTGTAATAAACTTGTTATAATTATTTAAAAATGCATCATAACAATGACATTTTAATATATGCAAATCTTGACTATAAACTAAGTTATCTAGTTCTTTATATGTTATAGTTAAGTCAGTAGGTGCAGGATCACCATCTGCCATCCAACTTAAAGGATGATCTTTGATTGCTTTATATACTGATCTACCACTTTCGTTAATTTTATCCCAAATTACATTAGTATTAATAACTTGTTGTAATTCATAATGGCGTAATATGCTTTCTCCAGCATATCCTGCTTTAAATCTTAATATCTTTAACAAAGGTTATTCATATCTGTTGTCTCCGTTAGTTATGTAAGGTGCTAGTGCTAGACTAAACATTTGACTATCTGATAAGTTCTTAAATTTAATTATTCTATATTCAATAGATGCAACATCTTTTTTAATAGGTCTACTTACCCTAACTTCTTGGTAATCTATATCTCTGTCTAGTAAATAACTATTGATTGCTTTTTCTGTATTACTTAAATGTTCTTTGTAATAACTACTTGGAAACTGTGTAGGTATCTCATAAACTCTGTAATCAGTTCTTTTAATTAATGTAGGTGTTACCATGCTTGACGAATATCTACTATTTCATTTTGTTTATTAATTTCTTTTGCAAAATAAACACACTTAGGTTTATGTCCTGTCTCGATTGGAACTGCTAGTATCTGCCCTTGTTTTAACTTAGGAAAATACCATTTAACATCTGTATATAAATCAATAATTTCTATTGGCAAATACTCATGCATAAAACTACTTAACGGATTAAAACTAAATGCACTAAATCCTCTGTCGTTCAAACTACTTAGGTTAGTCATCTCTAAATCCCCAAAATGTTTTTCTCCAATTAATATTTTCCAATCAACTGGCATGCGAATTGTATGTCCTCCAATTTTCATAACAACTGCTGGTGAATTAAATGATTCTAAAAATATTAATGGAATATAGAAATAGTCCGGGTCTTTAGGATCATTGTTATCTAATACTGCAAATCTTAAATCATCTATTTCATCCGGCAACTCATTCATTTCGAATGCTTCATTTTCTAATGTTAATATTCTCATTTTATTTTTGTGTCCAATCCACAGTCTCATTTAATTTATTTCTTATATATTGGTCTAAGTAATCTTGTAATATAGTATAACTCTTATCTGCGTAATGTCTTAGGTCAGGTGTTTGTTCCATATCCTCTTCAAACTCTACAACTCCTCCGTTGTCATGCATATATTGATTACCGCAGAAACTGAATAAGTCTATTATTCTAGGATTAGATTCAACAAACTTTAATTTCTCCATCGCACGAAATCCTGTTATGTGAACTCGATCAAAATTATTTGCTTGATCCCATATTAAATATTTTATTCCTTGTGTATCTAGCCAACTACTAAACATAATTAAATCCATAAAACAATAGTCCCAATCTCTATAACAACTATCACTTAATTTAAAACTTAATTCATGATGTTCTAATTCAGTATCAATTGTATACGGACCTTCTATTTCTACGTCATTATCAATTCTTGCCACTTCATATCGAGTGCATGTAGTAATAGGAATAAAAATATATTCAGGACGATTACCTTGTGCAATATATTCCATTGTAGTTCGAATACTACGACGAAAGGATCCACCAGATCTACTTAAATTAATTCCTGGAAAACTCTTCCATTCCCATCCATAAGAGCATCCGTTTAATAATAACAAGTTATCCCCCAATCCTTTTTATCAATAGCCGCCAATATTGTGTTTAACAGTAATTTGTTAGACATAAGTTTTCTTCTAAAAAAGTTTGCCAGTTAGTTTCTGTTATTTGATCTATTGTCCATGTCCTCATCCTCGTTTTTCCAATTGAGCCTTCTAACAAGTTATTATTATACTCGAAGTTAAAAACTTGTTCCATAACTTTTAATTCCCATCTATTGTACAATTTAATATGGCGATTTATATAACTTTGTGCATATTTAATTTTATAATCAGGACAAAGATCTTTATGAATATTATAATATAATTCTGTTAATTTATACAAATTAAAAATATCATCATAAGGTATATTAATAGCATTTGGTGTTGTTACATGTTGATATTGTGGATTTTCAATACTGCGTAAATGATCATAATGCTTATTAAAGACATAATCAAAAGATATAAACTTTCCATCATTAAATTTAAAATGCACATTAAATACTGCCTTAAATTTTTCTAAATGACTAGGTGTAATAATTCTTAAAACAATTTTACTTTGATCTTGAAAGTCCATATCATGTGTATGACCATCGTCATCACTTCCTGTATATTCAAATATAGGATTGTTTCCATCTAAGTTATCTACTCTTAAACCTGCAGTATCGCTTTTAAAACTAGGATGCAAAAAGTGTCCTAAAAAATGACCACTTGCTCCTTCAGGTGCACAAACTTTATAATTTATTTCATACATATTTGCATCCTTGTGTATCTAGCCAACTACTAAACATAATTAATTCCAGTCCTCTATTAGAGTTAATGCAGATTCTGCAACTTTTAAGTTATATTCCCATGTATTATGATTAAAATATTTGTTTAGTAACGAATGATTAAGATGATTGGTATCTTCATTTGATTCCCGTAACTGTGGGAAATGATCTGGATACAAACATTGTATCCAGGACCAATCCATGTCTCTTATAACAGATGGCCCAGGAATAAAAAGACACGGGATGCCAATTCTTTCTAGAAATGCAATTCCACTACTAAGAATATAATATGATTTTTTATTATCATATTCGAAGTCACTAATATTACTAACATAAAATTTAATAAGTTTTTTGTATACCGGATTATTAAGCATAGTCGCACTGGGTATCATTTCATCTGTTTCATGATGTCTAATTGAGAAACGTCCTGGTTCTGTCCCCATAATAATTACATAGTCAGGATTATATTCTTTTACCGCAGTATCTATCTGCATCCTTATTCCTATATTACTATCACCACCTAAAGCAAGAGTAATATGCTCCCAATTACGTCTCTGTGCAATTATTTCTGTACAACTAGGATTATGGTTATCTGTTATTATATTTTGAATTTCTTGTTGTGTGTCCAGTGACAAATTCGATAAATCTTGATGTTCAGCGACTGTAAATTCAGGCCAGTCTGCTCCTTTTAAATTTTCCCATTGCTTTCGAGTACTTGTTAGGTAACTATCTCCACAAACTAATAAACGTTTCAATGTTAATTCCAATCTATTTTATTTACTGAGAACGGATAGTTCGCTTCGCGATAAAATGCTTTACGTTTAGTGAGGTGACGTTTAGCAAACTTACACGTTGAGGTGACATCCCATATCTGGACGAAGTCTTTGTCCTCTGCACGTCTAATTCCTCTTCCGATACTCTGTATAACCCTAACAAATGACTTGCCAGGTTCAAGTAGCACCAAATTAAAGATACGAGGAATATTAATACCAACGGCGGCAACACCATAAGTCGCAATAATAACTTTATTATCTGTATCAGCCACCTCATCATAATGGTCTTTACGTTCTTGTGCCTTTGTTCCACCGCTAACAAATACGGAACCCGGAATCCTTTTTGCAATCTCAGTTCCTGCATTAATTCTATCCACTAATATTAAAGTATTACCACTAGTACTTATTGAATTAATTTTATTACTTATATAGTCTAATCTTTTTGTGTTCTCTAACAAGTATTTTAATTCACTTTGATAGTTTGCATATTCATTAGTATCAATTAATTGTAATACTTCTACATTACATTGTGCTAATACTCCTCTATCCTGTAGTTCTTTTGCACTAATACTATTAGTAACTGGACCTAAACTACATGTAAGACTTACACTTTCAAACTTCTCTTTGGGTATTGTTCCTGTTAGTCCCCAACGTATAGGAATATGCGACATAACTCCTGTTAATAATGTTTTAAGTGCATCTGCTTTTGCCATGTGTACTTCGTCTACCATTACGCAGACAACATCTGCTAAAAACTCTTGTATAGTTGTATCCGCAGTTGAATTACGAGTGTTCTTTAATAATATATTTAAACTCTGCCAAGTGCATATAGTATGTTTACGTCCAAACTCTTTACGATCTCCGAAATAAACTCCTACATCTAATCCCATATTAATATAGTCTGCTTCCGTTTGTGTAACTAAACTTTTATTAGGAACAATTATAATTGATCTACCATACTTTTCTACACTATGCGATAATACTGCTGTAATTAATGTTTTACCTGCTCCTGTTGCAACTTCCTGTAGCGATTGTGGATTACTTAAAAAGTTATTAATTACTTCTACTTGATAATCTCGCAATTTAATTTCAGTACCTGCTTGTGGATGCTTAGGTGGCCATAGATATTCACAATAACTCAGCTCTGTGACTGGTGTTAATGTATAGTCTACTTCATAGTCACGTTGATCATCCAGTGTTACTGAATATCCACGCGAATTTAATACAGGCAATATCTCTGGCAATAAATTAATATACGTTGATCCACCTAATTGAAAGAACGCCATCTTACCATCCCAGCGTCCTAGTCTAACTGCAGGCATATAACGAGCACCCGGAATATCATATTTAAATAGATTAGTTAACTTACGACGTGTGTCTAAGTCTAGTCCCTCTATTTTAACATTAACTTCATCTCGAATGTGTAGTACTGCTGGCTTCATTGATTAAGTTCTCCTCGTGTATTATGTCGCCATACTAAATCCCGACGAAAATATATACTATTAAATAAACTATATTCTATACTCCAAAAATATCCATACTGAGGAGCAAACTTAGTGTACCAATACACAAAGTCCTGTTTAATATAGTTTATTATACTACATAAACGACTAAACATCAAGAATAATAACCGTTCAAAACAGCCACACTAACACTGACAATAACTATCACAAGTAGATGTAGACTAATATAGTCCCAGGGCTTCAACGTTTAAATATCCTACGAGCAACTGCTAAAGGATTACGTAAGCCTTCGTATGTGTCGTTAATAAAGTCTATGTGTTTACTAAATTTATCTAATAAACTCTGTTGTTGTAGTTCTATTTTATCTAGTCTTAACTGTATAAGTTCTAGTTTTGCGATTAACTGTGTGTATTCATTATCATTCATTGGGAAGTATACTCTTTAACTGTGTCTTTAATTTATTGTTAGTACTATTATTACACACATTACGAAATTTATCAATAATTAAATCACTATTTAAACGTTTAATTTGTAACGGTATAGTTAGTTTAGTCATTATATCGATATTATTACGTAAACGTTGCTGTATACTAGTAGACTGTGAAATGGCCCTAAAATTTTCTAACCGGTCGATGTTCGAGTCGAGATTCTTTTGAACACGTAGGAAAGGGTCTAAAACGTACTGATTTGAAGTGTCAATAACGTCTGAGAACGTATCTAAGCCTAATCTCTGCATACAGTCGTATATACCGTAATTAGGTGATATAACTATAGTGCCACTAAGCACTGCATACTGTAGTTTCTCTGTAATACACGTACCGTACTCCCAAAATCCTGGCTCGTTAACTATACTAAACACGCATTGTTTAACATGTGGATGTAACAGTGTGAAATACTTATCTGGAGCACATTCGTATGCATATGTTGTGTCAGTGTTGAGTATAGGGCTTGAATCAAACTCTACAGCTGTGGGAAGTACGGGTAATATAGGGTCCTGAAAGTGATGCATATCGTAGTCTGAGGCATCGTTAACAGGGTCAAAGTTCTGTGTGTAGTAGTATGGAAACGATACAGCAGCGGTTTCAAGGTTTTTTAACCATTGTGACGTTAGTATCCTTGCTATACGGCCCTTATTTGCTAGGACACTCACTGCCTTAGTTTTGCTGCTGTGAAACTCTGGAACATAAGTTATGTCATAATCACCGTGTCCATGTAGATATGTACAGTAGAACAATGCATTGTTGTTGTGTCCTTGCATATCAGCATAGTGATCATATATCCATAACTGTGTTTTTGGATCAATCATATCGTGCCACATGTTAATGCCTTGATAACGCAGGATCTTTTCTTGTATTGTTCCCTGAAGATTGTAGTCGATATCGTACTGTTTGATATGGTCTTCTACATAAACCACTGGTTCACTGTTAATTTTTGCAGGCGGTTCTGTTGTATAACCGAGCTGCATTGGTTCGAGGTGTGTATAGTTCATAATATTATTTACCCATAGTAATGGACAGTGTACTAATTAAAGCACACTGCCCTAGTAAACTAACTGTATCTCAAGGGGAGAGGAGAGAGTGACACAGTTAGGAACAGTTATGACCTCCGCATACAAGTTGATTCAGCAAGCACACGCCAGTTCTTACTAATCTTCTTAAGGTCCGAAACCTTTAACACCATTCGAAGACTCATCTCACGGAACTTATGTTTATTAGTCTCCATAAACTCTAGTACTTCTGCTTCGTCTTCTGGTGTAAACTTATAGCCTGTAAACAGTTTACCTGTTCTAGCGATTTGTTTAATACGTAACACTTTATCCCTCATTGTATCTAATGTTAAGTCTAGATAGTGACAACGTGATTGTAATGCTTCTAGGTGGTCCTGTAGTCTTTTTGACTTAACGTTCTCAAACTTTATATTAGTTATAAAACATGCTGAACCTTTGAATTCAAATTCGTCTGGGATACCTTCTTGCCTTAGTCTGTGCGAGTCTGCATTCCAGAATATCTTACGTTTTTTGCCTGAGTCTAGTGCAGCTTTCAATATGTTAAGTGCTAGGTCATCCATTAGTACACTATCACAATCATCAAACACTAGTACTGAACCTGCAGCTGAATACTGATACAGTTTAGCATACAGTCCTAGTGCAGTCATTGCACCTTTGACAACCTCAAACTTACGGGTCGCACCTGATATATCTTCGAACATACTCTGTTGCTCAAGTGTTTCTGTAACACCATAACTCTTACCAACGCCTGGAGGACCTGTAACTATCATAGCACGAATGTCACCTGACTTAAGGTTGCCCGTCATCTCATTAAGTATGTCGAACCTAGTCTCTATCTCGTTCATACGTTGTTCATCTGCACTGTCTGTATACACAGGACCTGTGTCTGCTAGAGTGTCCACTGTGTTGATTGCACGTAATTGTGTATCGTAACTATCCTGCTCTACAAATACTGCATTACTTGGGTCTGTTAAACTAACACGGATCTTAGCAAACTTCTCGCCCAAAACTTTTGAACCGTCTACTGTAACAAACGAACCAGTCTTACTGTTTACAATGTTCTTTATTACAGGAAATACTTTATTCTTTATTGGATTGTTTCTATAACTACCATTCTTTATTAATATATAACTCATTGCTCTCTCCAAAACAAATAAAATTAAAACCTCAGTGTTTACAAATCAGTAACTGAATCAGTTACTGGGTAGTTTTTATTTTAGAGTAACGATTCCTTGAGCCCTACCAGGCTTGTAAATCTCTGAAGTTGTCGACTACTGTCTCCCTTAATCAACTTCTCACTCTTTACTATCGCTACAACATATACTATATCTCCTTCTAACTATAATTAATAATAACACAGGATACACAGTTGTCAACCATTATGTAATTTTTATACCTTTTGCTTCAACGTTACCAGGACTATAGTTAGCAACAAAACCATTAACTTCACATTTAATTCTCTTAGGTGTAAACCCAACTACAGTACCTGTTGCTCCAATACCATTACATCCAGGAGCATTTAAGAAAACCCAAACCTCTTGTCCTATTTTATAATTCATTTGATCCATTTGACTCTCTCCCTTTTTTCTAACTATACTTTATAATAGCACAGTATACGGAGTTGTCAACCTTTTATAATAACTGCATTTCTAATTCGGCTAAACACACAACTACGGCTTGACTAGGTGATGTTGTTACGTTATAACTTGTGCAGGCATTACTTGCCTCCTCAAATGTAGCAAAAAAGAGTGTAGTTTGTGTTGCGAAGTCGATGATTGCGTATTGCATAGAGTATCTCCTGTATCTAACTATAACTTACAATAGCACAGTATACGGAGATGTCAACCTAAACTGGTATATGCTCAAAGTTAGCGTCATACCAAGCCTCGGATACATTATTGCTAATTGATTCTGCTCCTCCTAGTACACATAATAAGTTCATATCTCTAGCAAGTTCTATACATTTTGTAACTGCTTCTAGTTCAAACTCTGATTCTGCAACTAGGTCACTTGCTAAACTATAAAACTTATCTTCTTTTCCTATTAAAAAATCTTTAAACGTACTCATTTGACTCTCCTTTGTTTCTAACTATAACTTATAATAGCATAGTATTGGAGTATGTCAACCGTTTAGTACTGTCCTCCACTGCTTGTGTACATTGATCGTAACCAAGTCTCGGTCAGCGTTTGGATACATCTGCATAACATCACTAACGATCTCACTAGGTGTATTAACCACAGGCTCTTCTATGCCGTTAATGACTACAGTATTAATACTGTCACAGTTAAAGTAACCAGAAATCATCATATAGATTGATTCATCACTGAGGTAATACATTAAGCAGTCTCCCGTATGAAAGGCATAAGTATATCTCTGCCATGGTATCTTAATTGACGTAATGCTTTAACTTGACGTTGTCTTATTACTTCAGGTGTAACGCCCATAGCATCTGCAATTTGTACTAATGTATAACTCTTGTCAAATGGCTTTAATCCAAATCTTGCTCGTAATACTTTTTTATTTTTTTCATTATCTACTTTTGGTAGTAATTTTGCAATAACTTTTTTTAACTTTTCACTATCAATGTTACTATCAAGATTATCATCAATGTATTTGTTAGCAATATCATCTATACTGTGTGCATTGTCTATTGGATTAGGATACTTTGAATTAGTATGTCCTGGCATCATTGCGCCTTTATATCTTTTGCTATCCGGATTATACATTAAGCAGCCTCTCCTGTGAAGTCTTGCATTACAGTAGCCCTGCACTCTGCATAACGTACAGCTTCTGTTAAGTCATCAAACTCATCCATAACAGGCTGCCCAACTACTTCTGGTATCCACGTACGGTTCTCTAGATTGCCCTTACGGTATATACGCACTGGAGTATCTGCACTACAGTTAGTACTTGCATACCCGTAGTACGTTGCTTCTAGTATCATTGCAGTGCCTGGTAAACGTATGTTACTAACCTTCATTTTGACTCTCTCCCTTGTTTCTAACTATAACTTATAATAGCACGAGAACTAGATAAGTCAATCGTTTTTTAAAAAAAGGTTATGGACCAGGGTGGGGGTATAGAATCACCTGGGGGGTAGGGTGTGGCTTATCTGCTAGGAAATTTCTGAGCATATTTTTTCAGATTACTGCAGGGTCCTGGTGATCGCCACTGTGCCAAATCCGTAGTAACTGTGATTCAAATCGCCGTTGTAACTCTGTACCGAAACCGTTGAAGAACCATTCTGTATTATAGTCAATAACTTCTCTACAACCTTCAATATCAATGCCTGTTTCTAACTGTACACGATTCAGTTCTAACATTTTGTCGATTCGATAACGATCCTCTACACTGTCGTAACCATAATCAAAACAGTGATACAGTTTAAATCCTAGTCGTTGAATTTGACTACAGTAGTTACGTTGTGCTACAGCGATAAATGGATGTTGTGCAACTACAGTATTATAGAACTTTTCAGTTACAATGCCATATTCAGTTGTGTATTGACTTTCAGTTATAACACTAAATTCACTAGTGTTAAAATTTTGTGCTAACGACATTAAGTTTGTACAGTTGTTATACTCTACATCATAGTCTGTATACGTTTTGTTTGTGTACACAAGTTCTTTACCTTTACTCTGCATACTGATGTTACCTGTATCCAACGTGTGTAGTTTTTGTGCTACTGTAGTTCTATGCTGCTTCTCAATACGATTCATACATAAAAATTTGTATTCACTGTTGGTGTGTTTAAACAGTTGTCTTAGTTCAGTTTCGTACTGTTTATACTGTTCAACTGTTGCTACAGTGTGTGTACTGTGTTCCACAATTCTAAAACTATAGTTTGCTTTACTGAGGGTTGTACACCATACACAGACTATGATACGATTCATGTCTGCGAACTTACTGTAGTGTGATTCAATTTGATCTAGTTCATTGAGGTCACTGCTCAACATGTCTTGTAGATTAAGCACAAGGTAGTAGTCAGGGTTGTCAAAG